CTACAAGTGGAAGCACCCGGTTCATGAGGTCATAACACCCCTTGGCGGCGAGGTACAGGGGTGGGTTCCGGGATTGGAGATCCACCACCACCCCGACCCCACAAAGTCAAGGAGCCAGTACTTTGACCTTCTCAAGCTGGCGGTTGACGAAGAACCGGATGACGACCGCAACCAGTTTTATCTTGGCCGGGAGTACTACTACCGGGGCGAAAAGAGTTCTGCGACCCGCCACCTCATCATGGCCACCCTGCTGTCGAAGTGGCCCCCTGAAAAGGCCGCCGCCTACAGAATGCTGTATGCGATGAACGGCAATCTGACAGATCTGTATCGGGCTCTTCGGCAGGACCCGTGCCGAAGAGAAAATCTTGTGGCCCTGGCCAAGCACTACCACGACCACCATCAATGGCAGCCCTGCCTGCAGTACGTCAATGCAGCCCTGGACATCGAGTCCAAGCCTCTCGACTATCTCTGCGAGGCAGATGCCTGGAGCTGGTTGCCGTACGACCTTGGGGCGATCGCTGCCTATCACCTGGGGGATTCCGGTCTTGCTAGGGAGTATGGTCAGATAGCCCTTGGATATCGGCCCGATGATGAGCGCCTTCGTGCTAATATGGGATTCTATGAATCGCGGTGAAATCAGAGATGCCGTAAAGCAGCGCCTGGCAATCCCGGCGAGTGGTGACGGCCAGCTAACCAATACCGTCCTTGACGACCTGATCAACCGCGCCCTGACGGTCATTGCCGGCGCTCGGGACTGGCCCTGGCTTATCAGTACGTTTTCCCTGACTTTCGAGACCTCAACCGGCCAGGCTTTTCTCCCCAACGACTTTATCCGGGCCCGCCAGCTTGTTTACAACGGCTACCCCGTTCTATGGGTCCAGTTGGAAGATTTCCTCAATCCCGACAGGACGTACGCGACCTTTGCCTGGACAATCATTGGGAACAAGGCTCAGATCACCCCGGTTCCGTCGACCGACATCTCGGCAACCCTGTACTACTACAGGAACGAGCCTGAACTGATCAGCGACTACTCTACTCCCCTTATGCCGTCCAAGGACCACAACATCATCATCGCCTATACCGCTTATCTCGGGGCGATGGTCCGCCAGGATGATGCCCGCGCCGCCACCTACATTGCCGAGTACCGGTCCCTCCTGAACGACATGAGGGACGACCTGAAGCAAAGCACCAGCAGGCGCATCAGGTACGGCAGTGGTTATACCTACGCCTCCTGGTCGTGAAATGGCAGAGTTTGGTTTTCAGTGGGAGGACTTCAGGGGCGGCTACTACGTAGGGCCGTCCGAAATCAAGCAGCCCGCAACAACATGGAAGGGCTACAACGTCACGATCGCCGACGACGACGCCACCCTTGTTCCGACCTACGCACCGGTCCAGCTCACCCTCTCCGGCACATCCGTGTCGGGTGGTGTTATTGATAATACGACCACACAGACAACCTGGAGTGACCCGACGTACTTCAATGGCTGGGTTGTAGTTACCGGCCGCACTAGCTCGACCTGTTATGTGTATTTCATCAATACATCGACGGGGGCTGTTACCCGACGGGATATCGGTGTTCTAGGAACATCTGTTGGATCAGCCCCTGTTTGTACCCTGAACGGTTCTTCCGACGTAAATGCCTATGTTGTAATCGGCGATGAGAATATATACAAGGTTAGCTCTTCCGGCGCTGGCGGCGTCACAACCATCACGCAGAGCTATTCAGCCACGCTCGATCTGCATGGTCTGACTTTGTGGAACGCCAGGATGATCGCCTGGAGCAACACCTCAGATATTTTTGTTTTTTCTGATGCCCTTACTTTTGATACAGCATGGCCATCAACGAACTACGTCGGCGTCGGTTATGCCAATGATGGCATTTCTCGCTGTGTTCCCAGGAACCTGGACCTGGTTGCTGTAAAGCCGTCCGGCTGGTATTCCATTACTGGCGTTTTGGGGATCTCTGCAGCAGTCCGCCAAATGAACGACACGCTTGGCATTCTCCCCACCGATCCGGTTGAACAGCACAATAATGCTATTTACTACACAACATACGTTGGGTACACTGACTACGCCGTCAACTTGTTCCAAATCATTGGTGGCCGCGTTGACATTGCCGCGTATCAAAGGTTTGGGCTGGGGGACAGCAATATCAGGATTTCCCGTACAAATATCGGGTATCTCGGTATTACCGCGCTGACGGACGACCCCAGCGGAAGTGTTTACTGCACCATGTATTTGATGGACATGCAGGAGAGGTGGCAACTTCAGAGGGTCAACAGGGTCATGTCGGGCACGACGAAACCAAAGTTCGCCCTTGCCAGGGGCCAGGTTTCCAGGTACAACAACTCCCAGGACAGAAACCTGTACATGCTCGAAACAACCACCGGCGCAACAGACAACCGCCTAGCCGTCGTCAAGATTCGTCCCAACACCGTTGAGCCGGGGCAGACGTCGACCACCACCCCGGCAACCGGGGTTGTGAAACTTTCGGACATCACAACCCAGCGGCCTTTTGTTATCAAGGAAGTTCTCGTCGAGGCCGAAATGATGCAGATTCCCACGATTGGCTCAATGTCGGCGTACACCGGATCTGCATCCTTGACCTGTTACGTCAACAACAAATCCGTTGCAGACATGTCCTTTGATGACGGAGAACAGTCACCGACTGTGTATTCCGGCACGATGTCGTACCCATTTGCCGACTTCACTTCAAATACTGCAGCGGTCACAACCCAGGTCAGGGTTATCAAATTCCGAGTAAACAATGCTTCCTACATGTACGCGGGCGAGATTGAGCTTCATTTTGCCGGTCTCCGGATCCGCCGTGTTTGGATTACCGGAGATTCTCGATGACGGAGAGATACGACAATTTTGCTGTCAACGTTGAAGCCACTGGATTTACGGCATCAGTAGGAACCCACCCATCAACCAGCTTTGCCTATTTTGCTGCTACGCCGCCGACTGACTGGGAGCATCCAATGTCCTGGAAACAGTTGGAAAAAATCCTGGAACCAATTTTCAAAGAATCGGCTAGGCAGATAATTAATTTTTTCGCCGAGAACGGGAAATCCCTGGAAGACTTTTTGTCTACCCAAACTCAGGCTTCATACAGCAAATACGGGGGAACGGTATATGGGGATGCAACCATTGGCGACACGCTGACCATACTCGGCGCAACGTACATGAACCAGCAGTTGTGGCGCAAATATGGCGACGTCTACGATCCGGTTGGCCACGTTCATGTTGGAATGGTTGTCCCCTTCGCCGGCAATGCAACAACACCGAATGGCGGGTGGCTTTTGTGCGACGGGTCGTATTACAATCAGTCTGACTACACATATTTGTATTCCGCAATTGGTACTACCTACAACAACCACTGTGGGGCGGCCTCCCCTCCGGCTGGGACATTCCGTGTCCCCAACTATCAGGGTCGGGTTCTTGTTGGGCTAAATCCATCTGATGCGGATTTTAACGCCCTAACCGATTACGGCGGAGCAAAGACCCATACGCTCACTGAATCAGAAATGCCCTCCCACCTTCACGGCGTAACCGACAACCTTGGCAGTATTCATGGGTTCATTGGCCTGCACGACCACGATTCAAGTGGTGTAACCAACCTGGCCTCGGAGCCGCTCGGGGGAACATTCATCGCTGACGTCAGCATCTCTACCACCAATACTGGTGGTGGGGGCGCTCACAACAACATGCAGCCGTACGCCGTCGTCAACTACATAATCAAATACTGAGATAGTCCTTTGACGCTCGTTCTACATGTGTCATAATGACGGTATGAATGTCAAGAAATTCCTGGTACGTTTCCTGGCTACCGTGTCCAGCACAGCCCTGGCCGCGGCGGGAACTTCTCAGATTTTTGATGTTGCCTTTTGGAAAACGTTCTCCCTGGCCGTAATTGCCGCCACCCTACCGATTGTCAAGAAGCTTCTCGACGCCAGCAAGGACGGTGATCTGACGGCCCAGGAGGCCGAAGAGGCCCTGAAGGGGGGCCAGTGACCTACCCCGTCAAGCCGGTCGTCATGCCCGCCGATATCAAAAAGGCGGAAAACGGCAAGCTTCCCGATTCCGTTCTCGCTCCCGTTGGGTCGGGGCACCTACACAAACTGGCCGCTTCCGCCTGGAATGCTATGGTCAAGGCGGCAAAGAAGGATGGCGTCATCCTTAAACCAACTAGTAAATGGGATTTGTACAGACCGTATGATCGTCAAAAGGCTCTATTCCTGGCTCGTTACCAAAAGGCCAATAATGGCTCGAAGGTCACCCGGCAGTGGCAAGGGACAACCTGGTATCTCAAGAAGGGTTTCGCTCCAGCTGGTGTACCCGGCACCTCGAACCACGGGTGGGGACTGGCGGTTGATGTTGCAGGAGCATCAGGGGCGGTCCTGAACTGGCTGCTCAAAAACGCCGACGAGTACGGGTTTTCCTGGGAAGTCAAAGATGGCCCCAATGCCGAGTCATGGCATATCCGCTACTACCCGGGAGATAGTGTTCCGGCCAAGGTCAAGGCTTCGTGACATGTCGGCGGCCTGGGCGTCCATCATAGTGGCCCTTATATCGGGACCTATTATGTGGGTATTATATAGGTTGGACAGAAGGAATACCCAACAGCACGGACAGGCCGTGGATCTTATCAAAGAAATCAAAAGAGACGTCAGCTCAATGAGGCTTGTTCAGAGGGTTACGAACCAGGTAATCAGAGAGCAGACGGAAATTTTGGAACGCCACCTACAGGAACACGAAGATGCCGACAACGCAGACGTACTATGACCAGCTAATTGCTAACTCTAATGCTGCTGCGACTGCAAAAAAGGACGCTCTTGACAAGGCTTATGAGCGTATGACTACCGCCACCTTCGACGACCAGGGCAACGTTTCCTACAAGAAGGATGCCCAGGGGAATCCCCTGTACGGCTCCATGGACGTTGATTACATGCAGCGGAAGAGGCAGGCGGGGGCCGGGGCTGAGTCTTCCGGCATGCTTAGATCGGGACAGTATGCCAGGACGCTGGCCGAAGGGCAGGCCGCATACCGTTCTGGCATTATCGGGGCAAGGGAAAGCACCACGGCGCAAAAGACACAGGTAGACCTTGACACTGCCCAAAAGCAGGCGGAATACAAGGCGCTGTATGGAAACACCTCTTCCGGGGGCGGAACTGGTACCAGCACTGGCGCAGGAACTGGAACCAGTACTGGGGCAGGAATGGGTGGTGTTACAACTCCGCCGGCGTTTTCCGGGGGAAGCACCGCCCCCACATCAAACCTCACCCCCTCTCAGCAGAGGGGGTTGGCCGCGCGCAATACGGTTCCGGGGGGATTTGGGGCAACTAGTGCTCCCGGGATCGGCGGCGGGACAACCACGAACACCGCCCCCACATCAAACCTCACCCCCTCTCAGCAGAGGGGGTTGGCCGCGCGCAATAC